GACCGGCAATCAGGAATATACCGTCCCCGCCGGTAAGCACTCCGGCTCTGGCAAGGTATCCATCGCCCTTGAAACCAGGTCCGCCACGCCTGCCGAGGCCGCGCAGGAGATCACGCCAACAAAGGGAAAAGTCATCAGCAAGGTCACGGTCGGGGCCATCCCGGACAAGTACAAGGACGTCTCCGGCGTCACCGCAGCAGCGGAGGACGTGCTGGACGGCAAGTATATCGTCCTCGCCGACGGCACGAAGGTCGAGGGCACAATGGCCGACAACGGCGCGATCAGCAAGACCATCGACGGCCTCACGCAGACCAGCGTCTCCATCCCCGCGGGCCACACCTCTGGCGGCACAGTCAGCCTGACCGATGACATTGAGAACGCCCTCGCGGCCATCTGAAAGGAGCACAGACATGAGCGTACAGACAGAGATCGACCGCATCATTTCCACCGTCGGCGCGGCCTATGACGCCGTGGAAGCCAAAGGTGGCACAGCCCCGCAGGCGGAGACCATCGCAGGCCTCGCCGCCGCGATCAGCGGTATCCCGGCAGGCACGTCCAAGCCGGAGCAGGAGAAAACCGTCACCATCACCGCCAACGGCACAGTGGAAATAACCCCGGACGCCGGGAAGACGCTGAGCAAGGCGACCGCGGTTGTCAACGTCCCTACGTCCGGCGGCGGGGGCGTAACGTTAAACCCGAACGAACTTTATACCGAAATCGTGTCAAAGGGAACGCAGGTATCACTCCCAACCGGTGCAACGGGGCTATGCGTCGAAACGGGCCGGACATATGTCGGGGCATGGATCGCAATCAAAGGCGAGAATGGAGCAACGGCAATCTTGTATGTCCCATTCAATGGGCAGACAAGTGTTTTTGGCTACGATACGATAGCCCTTGATTCTATCAGCTTGTGGTCTGGGCCCTCGATCGAGGACAGCTGGCGGATAATCACGGAAATGGATGGAGGAACGGGTGATATAACAGCCAGCGAAGCAGTAATAGAAGTACATTATCTGCTGGTATAAAAATGCACCAAACATTGGGGCTGCTGCTGGAAGCCCACGTCTGGCCGCCATCCGTCAACCCCGACGGGTGGAAGAAAATCGACACATAAAAAAGCCGCCCTTCCGGGCGGCGGAGATAGACAAAATTTGCAGCGTGTGATAAGATGGATACGCCCCATTCGTGGGGCGGGCGCCGCAGCAGCGTCCTTATATCTCCATTATACCGTCCCGCTGTCAAATGTCAAGCAGCGGGACGGCTTTTTTACGCCCCGGGAAAGGAGAATGAAACCAATGACCACAGAAGAGCGCGTGACCGAGGTAGAGCAGCGGGCGAAAAGCAACTCGCACCGCATCGACGAGATGCAGTCCGACCTCAAAAACCTCACCGACCTCACAGCCAGCGTCAAAGTGCTGGCGACCAAGCAGGAGAACGTCGAATCCGACGTCCGCGAGATCAAGACCGACGTCAAGGCCCTGACGGAGAAGCCCGGCAAGCGCTGGGACGCCATTGTCGCGGCCGTCGTGACGGCCATTGTCGCGGGCCTCGTCGGATGGGCGCTGGCCCACGCGGGGCTGGGATGATGGAGACGTCGAAAAAATGGCTGATTGGGAATGCACTTGTATGCCTCATGCTCATCATCGCGTGCGCTGCTGGCGCTGACCTCACGGAGATCACGCTGGCAGTCATCGCCGAAGCGACGGCATACAGCGGCTTTTACCTCTGGAAAGCCAAAAATGAGAACCGCGCGAAGTACGCGCAGAAATACATGGATAAATGGGCCGAGAAATACGGCCCGGAAGCGGCAGCACGCATCGCAGAGATCGTGCTGAAGGACTGAAAGGAGTATACTTATGGACTACACACAGATCATCTCGGCAGTGATCGCGCTCATCAGCGCGCTCGTCTCGGCGTTTCTGATCCCGTGGATCAAAACCAAAATCGACGCAGACAAGCTGCAGACCATCCGCACCTACGTTGAGATCGGCGTAAAGGCAGCGGAGCAGCTGTATGCCGCGACGGACGGCGCAGAGAAAAAGGCGTATGTCATTAACTTTCTGGCCGAGAAGGGCATCAAATTCGACAGCGAAATTGTTGACAAGCTGATCGAAGCCGCCGTGCTGCAGCTGCACCACGAGTTGTACGGGAGCGAGCGGGCATGAGTTATGTGATGAAAGCCTCCGAGCTTGTAAAAAGGCACATCGACGTTGCAAAGAATTACAAAACCGTCTACATGTGGGGCTGCTTCGGCTCACCCGTCACGAACGGTATTATCACGGAAAAGGCGAACCAGTATCCGGACTGGTACAGCGCCGCGAAGCAGGCAAGTCTCCGCGTGCTGATCGGCAGGGGCTATTTCGCGTTTGACTGCGTGAACCTCACGAAGGGCATTCTCTGGGGATGGAACGGCGATAAGAACGCCTACCACGGCGGCGCACGCTATGCCGGAAATGCCGTCCCGGACGTCTCCGCCGACGGCATGATCGCAAAGTGCAAGGACGTCTCCGCGTCCGGCTGGGACAAGCTCGTGCCCGGCGAAGGCCTCTGGATACCAGGCCACTGGGGCCTGTACATCGGCGACGGCCTCGCGGTCGAGTGTACGCCCATCTGGAATAATGGCGTGCAGATTACTGGCGTCGGCAACATCGGTCTCAAGGGCGGCTACAACAGCCGTGTGTGGAAGAAGCACGGGAAACTCCCGTGGGTCGAGTACGATACGGGACCCGCAGACAAGGCCGTCGAGACGGCCAAGGAGACCATCAAGGCAAAAGCCGGGCTGGCAGACAGCACGATCAAGTATCTCGCCGACTACAAATACGGCGACGACCTGCTGAAGAAGCTGGCTGCAGCGATGAAGTAACCCTCCGCCGGACGGCGGGCCGAGCGCATGAAAAACGCCGACGGCTCGACCGGCCCGCACTGGACGATGGATCAGACCTCCGCCATTGCGGACAGCATGGGAATCCAGGCGCAAGTGGTTCCCCGCTGGGCGTGGGGCGTGACCATGAATATGATGTACTCAGACTACTACCCCGTAGCAGTAGAATTCGGCCTCAACCGGCCGGAGTTCTACGCCGCGCTGGCCAAGGCGTTTTTACTCGACAAAGACGGCCCGGGGCCGGAACGGAAGCTGATGGAGTATTACGAGCATATCGCGAAGAATTGAGAACACCGAGGTAGGCTGTGAACACAAAATAAACACAATTTTCAAATTAGCATTGGAAATACAGTGTTTTTTTAGAGTTCGAGTCTCTTCAGGTCCACCAAAAATATAGACGTAGGAATTTGAATTCCTACGTCTATATTTTTATATTTTGCAATAGAATTGCACGGTAAACTGAATTATTTACGAGCAAACAGAACTTTTGATAAAAAATGAAAGGTAGCAAAAAGTAGCATAGACTAGCACGAAAATACACGGGTATGAACACAGCAACCGACACAGTAGAAAGTGCAATTAAAAGGCCGCGTCCATCTGGGCGGCGACTTTATCAATGCGGGTGTCGAGAATATCAGTGTAGATGTCCATGGTAGTGGAAAGCTGTGCGTGGCCGAGGAATTTTTGAGCAAGCTTGAAGTCTACGCCAGACTCATAGAGTGCGGTCGCGTAGCCGTGGCGGATCTCATGCGGGGAGACGGTGACGCCGGTGCGCTTGCGGTAGGCGTCAAATTGATCGGTGACGTACCAGCCGGGGAGCGGGCTTTTTCCGCCATCGTTGGAAAAGATATAGCCGTGCTCTTTTTGCGAGAGTACAGCAGCCAGCGCGGGAAGCAGCGGAACAGAGCGGATACCGGCGGCGGTCTTCGGCTCTTTGATCTGTGGCATCGGGCCAGTATGGTAGACACTGCGGCGGATGTAGATCCGGCCCTTTTCCCGGTCGATGTCTTCGTAGCGCAGGCCCTCGGCCTCGCCGCGGCGGCAGCCGGTATAATAAATCAGGAAGGCAAACAGGCCAAAGTCGTCAGTTACGTTGTCCTTAATCTTCTGAATCTGATCTGCGGGCGGCGCGTGACGGCGCTTCTGCGGGAGATTTTTCGGGAGAAGGACGGATTGCGCAGCGTTAAAGGAGACGTGCCCTTCACGCTGGGCTTTGTTCAGGATCTGCCGGATGATCTGGCGCTGGGTGATAACGGTCTTCTTTGCGTGGGTTTTAGCAAACTGATTGATGTACGTCTCGACTTCCTTGCTCGTGATCGTCGCAACGTCTTCGGGGCCGAACTGCGCGACAGCGCGCTCATAGGCAGGGGAATAGTTGCGAAGCGAATTCGGGGCAAGCGTTGGCTCAATTTCGCTCCACCAGGCATGGGCAACGGATTCAAAGGTGGCAGTTTTCGGCTTCTCGGCTTCGGCGCGGTAAGCCTTAATCTTATTCCATACCTCCCGGTCTGTTTTGCCGCGGAATGCCTTGCGCTTGCCATTGACTCTGATAATAGATTCATGCAGGCCGTCTGGCCTGACGTAGTATTTGGGGATTGGCATCGTAAAACCTCCAAAGATACCGCTCCGGCTGATCGCGCCGGGGCAGTTATTTTTTATCCGCGGAACCAGCCGACGCTGGGATTCAGCAGATCAACGGCAAAAAGCGTAAAAATGAAAGCGACAGCAACGCAGAACGCAATAAAAATGACGCGCTTCTCACGGGCTTCTTTATCGGCGCGGCGGTTTGCTTGCTCGATGCAAATTTCATAAACCTCGTCTTTCGAGCGAGAGCGATCAACAACCTCGTATTGCGCGGTATCAGAGGATACGCCGAGTGCATCGCAAATGGCGGTAATCGTGGATGTGGACGCGACTGCGCCGCGTGTGGACAGGACGCGGGAGACGGTGGACTCAGAAATCTGTGCAAGCTGTGCAACGTCTCTATTTGTCAGATTTTCTTCCTCCATCT